CCAACTCACAGCTCAAAAAATGACCTTCTTTTCACGTCCTATGTACGTGAATTGGGGGAACTTTGGCGGGGGCCGGACTGAGATCACCGGACACTGGCATTTATATGGCCAGGCCGATATTGGTCTCGAGACGCCTCTCGACTACCTCTATGATGAGGCACAGTCTAGAGCCGAGATGGAGTTTGTGAAACAAGTTAGGGCCGCTCGCACTAAGTGGGAAGCGGGTGAGTTCCTTGGCGAAATAGCACAGACTGCTAGGTTTCTAGCGCATCCGTTGAAATCACTCCAAGGTGCAACGATAAACGCCGGTCGCAAGATCAGCGATATCGCAGCTAAGCTCGCAGCGTACGATAAGAAGAGTGATCTTCTTCAACGTGCGACTGATAGCTACCTTGCTTATCAGTTCGGGGTTAAACCCCTTATATCCGACATTCACGGCGCTAAAAAAGCTTTGGATGCTGCCGCCCGTGGGCACCAGAGTTATGAGGTGAAGCGTTTGATCGGTACTGGTAAGGCGGAACAAGGTTCTTCAGACGTTTTGAGTATGTCCCCAGTTCCTGGGGCACACACGAACCCGGCTGTGTTTAAGAACGTTTCGCAGAGTCGCATAGCCACCGTAAGGATACTTGGCGGCTATAGCGTCGGACTGGATCGATCCCCTGAAATGGGGTTTCTCGATCAGTTCGGGGTGGCGCCCGATAATTGGGTGCCAACGGCCTACGAGCTCTTTCCATGGAGCCACGTAGTGGACTACTTCACAAATGTGGGTAGCGTGCTGGATGCGTTCTCCTTAGGGTCAGTCAAGTTCAACTGGCTGCTCCAAACGAATGTGTACGATAGGGTATTAACTATAGCCCTGACCGGTACGGAATCAAATCCGTGGGGTCCGAACACAGCGTACGGGGGACAAACCATACTTGTACAACATAATGTCAGTCGCCGCGGGCGTAGTAACTCGTTTTCTCCACAATTTCTCGTGAAGAAGCCGAGTCTATCCCAGTCCTTGAATATCGCCGCAATGGTTAACACCATCGGAATGCTCAAAAGACGCGCCGGTAACTGATCCCTATAACCTGTAAATTCGAGGTAATAATTATGAGCTTATCGCTCACTTCCCCGGTAACGGGTTCAGCACAGACGGGCTTTACAAGCCCTACTTTCACACTGGTTTCAGACATCGCGCCGGATATCAATGGTAAACAGTACATTGTATCCGCGCTCGGTGGTACGCAAACCGGTGCATCTGTGCACTCCGTTCAGAGTCCGTTCACTTTGTCGTTGTGGCGTCCCCGAGTTTTGAGGACGCCTAACTTCCCGGTGAATGGCTCGAACTATATCACCAACAATCCATTGAACTCGTGGAAAGTGATCACCCGTAAGGGTGGCCTCCCCACGGCCTCGGAAAGGGTGCAAGTTGCCGTCATTACGACGAAATTTGACATCCCTGCGGGGCTCGAGACTTATTCTATCGCAGAAATGCGGTCAATGATCTCGGCACACATTGGTATGTTGACCCAGATGTCGGCCGCTCTTGGCGACAGTTTCAACAATGGCACGCTGTGAAGTACGTCATTGTTCTAGCCATGGTTTTTCTTTATACCATGGCCTGTGCCATTTTACTGAGTCTTGTACTTGGTAGAAAGGTTGGAACCTGGGATTCCTGCATGAAGCAGGATAGTTCCGCTAACGCGGCCTCAGAGACTTTGTAAACCTCTGTTGATTATGGAGATTATGACTATGTCATCGATAGAGACTAGCCAAATAAAGCTCCACCTGCAACTGGACATGAGACACGTCCTCAATTCGTACCAGTTCGATTTAGCATGGACTGGTGGCGCATTGTGGCCGGACGCTACTCTAGAGGAGGCGAGAGCCTTCTCTCAGGTACAGTGTATTGTTAAGAAATACAACAATGCTCCTGATCCTGCGCCTGGGCCCTGTAAGGCGGCCCTCGAAAAGTTTACTGCAGTGAATCGTCGCTGTGGTGAATGGGAGTACGATCCGCGCTCGTCTCTGGATGATCTCCTTATGGGTGAGTTTAAACAAGCACTCTATAGGTTTTACTACAGAGATGGCGATGGTGGATCCATTATTAGTGGTCTTGACCAGTTAATTGGCAAAGGCAAGGTCGGAAAGGGCAACTCAGTGATGAGCCGCTACCCCGA